CAATGTGGTAGCCACCTTCAGTGGCTTCACCAAACGGGATGTACTTACGCACTGTTCCCAAAAACTTGTTACCTACGGTAACGATCTCACCTTCCAAATCTCGCTTGGTTGGGTTGAGATTGTAAACACGGCACCGAACTAGAGCTAGTTGGCTTTTTTGTAGCCGCTTGCGGGTTTGCTGGGTGGTTTCTTTACCGGTTTTGACTTCTTCAGCTTTTTCGTCATCTACCGGTTCACCTTCGAGTTTTTCTTTGATCTTAGCACGCAGTGCATCAACCCCGATATTGGGGGAATGGCTTACACCAATCACACCGGCTTTAGTCTTCAGTCGTTCCAACTCTGTTGGTTCATTTGTCTGGGAGTCCATTTGGGTATTCCTAAAATATATTTTGTAAAAAAATAGGGGGGAAGGAGTTATCCCTCCCCCCTACCTATTTCATGTCAGTTCATCGACTTACTGGGGAGCCAATGTCTTAACGACTGCCAGACGCTCAGGACGCAGGATCATGGTGCCGTAGTACCATTTGATCGAGGAGAACCCTGTTTCGCCGTATGGGTCTGTACGATCCGCAGTTTCTTTGCCTGGCATCTTTGTGGTGATTTTGAACTTCACTGTCTTACCATCGGTCTGGAAACCGATAGTTGTGAAGGACGCTTCACCAACAACCAACATTGGGAACACATCATACTTGCCACCGGACTCACGGTAGCCAGCGTTGTTTGTGACATCATTACCAACAGCAGCCCAGTGGAGCATCTCTGGAACAACAACCAAACGGAACTGATCGATCGTACCGATCTCGCCGTTCATCAGTGTACCGGCATCTGCATACTGGTGTGCGTGGATGAATGCTTTGTCGCCAAAGCTATCAACCATCTTGTTGACCAAGATCTGCAACTCAGTACCGATGTACATGACTCGGCCAGAGTTGATTGTCTTGGTGTCGATCATACGCGAACCAGAGATGTACTTCGACTGCTTTGGCGTACGGTTCTCATCAAGCATGATGGACAGACGCATCAGGTCATCGTGATCAACCACAGAAGCGATTGCACCATCTTCACCAGTCATCGTTGGCTCTGAAGAAGAATCACCAGTGTAGAGAACAGTACCGGCACCAGCCAACAGATCGGCTTGCAAAACTGCTTCAGTCAGCTGTGTTGCACCAGTGACCATCTCGCGGGACAGGTGAGAATACAGCTCTTCGTCAGTGTCGAAGTCGAATGACTCTTGCGTAAATTCAGTGAAGAAACCAAATTTTGTGATTGTACCAGAACGCTCGATACGTGTGAAACCAACACGGTTAACACGACCACCGGTCTCCGTCAGAGTTGGCATCTTACCAGCGATGGAACCAACGTCTTTCGAGGAACCATAGAGGTTGCCGTCAGCAGTGGTTGTACCAGAAGCGTTAATGCCTTGGTCATTCACGTTACGCGCATCAAGCAGTGGGATGTAGTGGAACACCTTAATTGCTTTGCCGTAATGCTTTGGCATTGCCATGACATCAGCCATCGGCATGAAGTACATTTCTTTTTTGGCTTCAATCAGCGACTTTTTGTGGTGTTTGAAAGTCTCGAACTGCTTACCGATGTTTGACGGCGTACCGCCAGCGGGATCATTATATGTTTGCATCGTTTTTCCTTACAGACGCTTCGCCATTTCAGCGGATTTCTCAAATTCCTCGTCCGACATGGAGAGGGGATTATAGTCCTGCTTCACAGTTTTTGGTGCTGCTTTAAGGGGACCAGCGGCTTTTGCTTTTTCCCCATTGTCAGAGACTTTTTTTCTCGGTGCTGATCGCGTTTCAACTGCTTGGCGTGTCGGTACAGGATCTTCATGCTGTACGGGTGCTTCTTGCTGCTGTTGCTTTAAAAGCTTTTGCTCACTCATTGCCTGACCGACTTGGTAATAGGCATTAATGTATGGAACTCCGTCAAGGTTGCCCAACATTCTTTCTTTATCTACCGCACTTGAGATCTGATCATAAAGACCATTCTCTTTGTGTTGGGTAATAACTTTAAGAATCTTTGGATCTTTAAAGATAACATCCTTAGATGCTTTATCCCATTCTTTGTTAATCAATACAATAGTTTCTTTACCTACATCAGATGTAGCTACTTCATCCAATACATTATTAAAGGACATTTGTTCTTCAGTTACAGCATACTTACCTGGCTCATAGCTTGGGTCAGCGTCTGTATCGATATCCAATGGATCAATTCCACTATCACCAACTAGCTTTTTAACTGCTTCTGGATTCTTATTATGGAGATCAATTAGGTATGTTAGTTTACCTTCATCCAATAGACCTTGGTTTTCCAACATCTTCATCATCCGAAGATTAGGCTGAAGACCCTGCAACTTTTTTGTATAGTTGGCACCCATCTGCATAAGCTTAATTGCTTCTTCAGGGTTCTCAACTTTTACTTCACGGCCATTAGCTTTGAAGGGGGCCATGACAGCGGTGTAGAGTGCTTTGTAGTCCTGCTTGTCTTCAGGTTCAGCTTCCTCTGGCTTTTCAGCATCTGCTTCATCGTTGGGCTTTTCAGATTCTGCTTCAGGATCCGCCTCTGCATCATCGGTTGCTTCCAATGGTGCATCAGGAACGTCATCATCGTCGCCCAGTGGATTGAGTTCAGAAACTGGATCATCGTCATCCTCTACTTCCGTTTGTGGCTCTGGGTCTGTCTCTTCGGGTGTCTCTGTCTCTACAACCGGTTCTTCTTCCGGCTGTACATCTGGCTTTTCCTCAAAGGGTTCTTCGACAGGGGGTGTGTGCTCCATGCTCATGAAATCTTCATCAGTCATGTTTGCATAATCTTGATCAGCCATTAGTCATCACCCCCATCAAAATCAGGGTCGTTTTCAGCGGCTCGAAGTTCTTCAAGGGTTTCACCTTGCTCCAACAAGTCAGCTTCTGCACGGCGTCCGAGCATGAGAATTGTTGACATGTACCGCTTGAGCGCACCAATGCCGATCAGATCGTTCTGAACCATTGTACCGCGCTTTGGATCCATGACAGTCTCAGGATCACCTACGAGGTGTCCAAGACGGGCTGCTTCATCAGCAAAATAACCATCAAGGATGATTGCTTTGAAGTCTGGATTGTTTGTTAGACGTTGGGCTACGTCTGCGTTCTTAATAAGTTCTTTTGCGAATTCCATAGTCACTTCGACTTGGTTAATATCGTTCTGTAAATTATTTTCCATGAGATATCCTAGTGTCCTCAGATTTGATTTCTTAGATTAAGTGCTGGATCGTTTGTAGGATTAAAGTCCTTTGATCCTAAGTTGGGAGTCTCTTGCTTTGCGGGGTCGTCCAACATTTTGCTGAGTTCGTTGTACCCAATTGCTGAGTTGACATCCGGTCTGCTTTCTCCCTCTTTCGTAGACTTAAGTAGCCCCTTAGTAATCTCTAAGGATTGGTTTCCTTTAGCCTGTGCAGATTGTTTCTGCATATCCCTATCGTGGGATACTCCACTCGCATCGTTACCGAGTTGAAGGGTCGTTAGTTGTGTCTCTGCTTTAGTCTGAGCTGCTTTGGCTTTATTCAGATCAATTTCTGAAAGCGTCTTATCAATCTCAGACTGTATTTTTGCCATTTCCATCTCATGCATTTTCTCTGCCATTGGGTCTGGCTCTGGCTTATGATTCAAAATCATTTCCGCTAGAGCTGGCATGCGTTTGAGTCTGGCGATCTCCGCAAGGATCATATCCGCCTTGGCTGGATCCATGTTTGGACCCATCGTCTGAAGCATCATGACCAGATCGCTTGCTTTCTGCTCATCAACTTCCGCTGTCGAAATATCTACTACAAGGTCAAAATTGCCTTTGAGATCTTCACGACGAACCTGAATAAATTCTGAATTTGTAACTCGTATTGTCTCTTCTTCACTCAAAAACAGAGCGTTCATCGACATGACTTTGTTACCAATGTCGGCAATACCTTTTGCCAAACGACGTAGGATGTTCATCTCACGCTTACTGGAGGCATCCAGAACACCACGAATACCGGCTGCCACATCCCCGTAAGCTTCACCAGACACACCACCAGAGAAGCCTTTAACGCCACTCAGTGATTCAGCGTCTTGGTTCTGCAACTGGTTCATGGTCAGTGCTGAGTTTGGAATCTCAGGGTATGTGTGTTGGTAGATGCTCGTGCGAGGATCAGTGCCAGGGTTATATTCATAATCCAGACCATTCTCGAACTTACGTCTGTTGTTAACATCCATAAACCCCTTAGCGATACCTTGCTGGGAGTTTGCAGAACGACCCATAAGATCGACCATGCCACGGGTGACAGCGCCAATGATCTTTTGGTTGTCTTCTAGGATCTCTGCGTCTGGCTCACCGTAAACTTCACGCTTCACTGGAAGGTAGTTTGCAACGACGTATGGTGGCTTCTCATCAGGAAATGGTGACTCTTCCATACGCACGATCACATCACCGATCCAGGTGACTGAGATTGGCTTGAGCAGCTCATCACCGTTGATGTCGTGCCAACCCCAATATTCATAAGCGACGACTTTTTTCTTCAGCTCGTCCTTCTGCTCATAATCCGTTGGGGTGCTTGTCTCGTGATCAGGTGTTGCGAGAATGGTTTGACTCGACCACAGCACCTCATCCAGATTTTTGTACCGGCCATCTTTCTTCAGCTCAGCTTTGGAAGTTTCAAATGAATCAACGACAAAACTGGACTTGGTGTAATCACCTTCACAAGATGGGTCAAAGAACACATTGTCAGGATGTTTAATCGTGACTGTAGGTTCATTTGTAACGATCTTTTCTTCTTCAACATCTTCATAGCCAGTGATTT